TGGTAAAGTTTGTCCCATAGTGGCCATTCTTCCAATGGTAGACATAGGAGTAGAAATAACTCCTGTGGCTGCTTTGGAAACAGCCTCACCTACCTGTGCCTTTGGCAATTGACGATCGCAATCATCATAATAATCCCACGCTAATGAAACAGTATCTAATGCGTCATTCTTTTGTTTACAACATCCTAAAATTTGTGCATGAGGTAAATAATCAAAAAGATCGTCATAATCCACAGATCGCCTATATCTACCAGGTGCTACTTTTTCTGTGGCAGAAGTAAGCAATTCCCTAAACTTTTTCCTAAAACACTTACTTTTACAATCAGGATTTTTCAAAATATGAGTTTTAAGGTCAGTAATTATGCCTGAAAATGAACCCAGGTTATTAGGAACAGCAGTAGGAATTTGCAAAGAAATATTAGTAAATCGTGCAAAAACAGTTACAGTTGCACTTCCACTCTGTAGTGGATTTAAAACGGAAATTCTAACTGTGCCTAAATCTCCAATACCGCGCGCCAAATCATAATGTGTAAAATAAGAAACATAAGGAATTGTCAAAATACCTACATTACCAGAGCTGGCATCCAGTACAACTCGCGGAAAAACCGTCTTCGCACTCATGTAGTTGTTTACATTCACACGATCCCCAATCTCTGAGGCATTGCTGAAAGGCGCGAAGTAAGCTACTAAGCGACCTGCCTGGAATGTATTTGCATTGACAACGAATCTGACCTCGATGTGGGCGCGCAGAAAAGTAAAATGGGCTATTTTATCAGCTACATTTGGAGCAGAAGATATAATTGATTCAGGAAAATCATAACTTTTAATTTCTTCATCAAAATTTTGTGTATCTGTCCAATTAAAACTATCTAACTTAACAGGCCTTTCCAAAACATCTACAATATTATGTTCCCTATCCTCAAGTCCAGATGCAAGAATATCCTGATTTGGAACTATTGGAAATGGGAGAGAAGTTTCTTGTTTACCTGTATCATCAACAAATTGAGTGACTTGCTGAGCGTCATTTGTTGCTACTGGGTCAGAAATTTCTAACAATTGAGTAGCAGGTTGCATGGTCGGGGCATTAGATGAATCAAGAACTTGTGCTTTTGGCATTTCTTGATTCAAATTCAAATTTCCATCACGGCGAAATATATCGCAGTGGTCGGGTACATTTTCTATAAGTATAGGTTTGGGCGCATCTCCACATGTTGAATTAATTTTCGACATTATTTTCATCATTTACTAGAAAGCCTCTAGTAGAGCCTATACATCCCAAAAATAGCATACGTCTAAAAGTCTCGTAACTATGAAGAGTTGGATACATATTTTTATTTTTACATGCAACATAAATTCGTTTAGACCACAAAGCAAAAGTATTTTTATCATGCAAGCACAATTCGACAAAAGCATTTTCACAATTAGTAACGCACAATTCATCATGGTCCAAATCTCCCCTCACCCAATACACCATTTCTAAAATAGTGTCTAAAGACAAGGGGGCGTCAAATCTACCATTGCGGTCAACAAAACCGCGCTTTAAAAATTCTACTTCATCTAATTTTCTGCTAGCAACCATTTCATTTTTACCTTTAGATTCATCAGTATAAACCATACCTATTTCAGCGTATCGATTAGAAATCGTAAACTGATTAAATTTATCTAAAATTTGTCGTTTAATGTTAACAACATTATCATCTCCATATGAAATCATTGAAATATTTTCCTTAAAACTTTTAATTTCTCCAAATTGCAGAGCATAAACTATTCTCATTGAAATTGAATTGTACATCGAGTTTAAAATGGTCGTTAATGGATTACCAGAAGGTTGAGAATGTGTCCATTGATAAACCAAATCATTACATATGTGAATAGATGACACAACTTCCTCAAATAAAGTTTTGCGGATTAATTGTTCATCCTCACCATCATCATACCACTCATTGATCAAATCCAAACAAGCATGCATAATTTGAGGATTTAGTGTTCCATCATAGTTGGAAAAATCACCAGCTATAACCTGATCACCTTTACACCTCAAATGGTCAGCCAACTTTGTCCATTCGATTGAGTAGGGATTTACTCCTACTGCAATCTCATTATCAATGCGGTTTTTCATAACATGACCGTTAAATCCTAAAAAATATTTTCGAGA